AAAAGTTTGTGCTGACGCACCAAAAGAAAAGAGAAATAAAAAAATTACTAATAGATTCTTCATACTTCAGTTTTTAATTATTTAGTAGATGCATCTTGAGCTACAGCACCCAACAAGAACAGACCAAGAGCTTGAGCTATTTGACCTACCACTTGTAGTGCTCCAGTTTGAGAGTTTGTGAGATAGCTACCAAGAGCAGCTAAAAGACCTCCGAGAGTTGTTTTCCAGTTTTTCATAACTTTTGTTTTTAGGTTAATTGATAAATTTAAGACGTGATTTAAGAGAACTATTATAAGTGACAATAAAAGATATAGGTGTTGTACAGCTATTAGCATCCTTTATTGTAATAGTATGATTACCTGCTGCAACACCCGCAAAAGATGTTCCAGATTGATAAGATCCTCCATCTAAGCTATATGTTTTAGAACCAGTACCTCCTGTAGCTGTAACAGTGACAGTAGTAGTTCCTCCATTTACAGTGATAGGAGTGAAAGAAACAGATCCATTTAAAGCTGTAGGTTGCGTAAGCAATACTCTTATAGAGTCTGTCGTAGCGTCAGAATCTGTCACTTTGAACACATAGTTTCCTGCATTTTTTGTAAATGAACCAGTTCCTGTATAAGGAGGTACGCCACCATTTGCTGAAATAATCACAGTAGTTGAACCTCCGTTACATAAAATAGTACCAGCTGTATAACTAAGCGTCAAGCTTGAAGGTTGTAATTCTAGTATACCAATATCTGGTATTCCTATGATAGGATTACCCGCAAAGTCTGATGTTAACCCTACAAAAGCTCCTCCATTAACAGCTGAAGAAGTATCTACTAGTGAGAAGTTCCAGTTTTCAGGAAAGTTACTTGATGAGTCTACAAAAAGTTTTGTATTAATAATCTTTTCTGTAGCTGTAAGAGTTCCTCCCAAAACAGTATTTGCACCAGTGATATGGTAAATATTGTTTGTGTGGAAGTATTTTGGTCTTGACACAGTACTATATATAATCTGTAGTCCTGTTGTAAGCCAAGCTATATTATTTTTACTATTAACTAATGTATCAGCAACGACTGTTGATTCTGTAGGATACTGTATCATTCTAAACCCACCAAAGTTAGCTGTAGTAGGATTCTTCGGCCAGGTGGGCCAACTTGGAAATGAAGAGAAAGATTGACCATCACCATAAATGTCTGTACCAAACCTAGGACCAGAAAATCTAGAGTATTGGTTCTCTACATATACATTGTTCCAAAACTTAAGATTGGAACACACAGCATTACTTATTCCTAAATAAGCCATGTTTCCATTATTGATAAACTTATTATATGCAAATGTATCACAGTTCATTCCTATTGAAGAATTTCCTGTAATGTTTCCATATTCTATACCCCCTGCACAGTCAATGATAGTGTTATAAGCAATAAAGCTACTATCTATATCATTTACAAGTTCAATACCTACACCATTAAGACCTTGTCCTGAGGCTGTAGCACCTGAAAATCCCCAACCACCTTTGATGTAGTTGTTCTTAATAACATAATGCTTACCAGAAGCAATAGACATAGGAACACAACCAATATCAGCTTGTGTAGCTGTATCACCAAAGTTCTTAAGGTTGTTAAAAGTGTTATTCTGAATTGTAATATAGTTACCACAAGCCTCAATACCTGCTCCTATATTATTGAACAAACAGTTCTTAATAACAATATTATTAGACCCTGCAGTTTCTTCACCTATAAGTAGACCTGTCTTTGTAAGACAAGTGCTCACCTTATCATTAACAGAAAACCTATAGTCATTAAACTGTAGGTTATCAAATACTAGATAGTTAGTTCTGTCAAATGCAAATACTATTCTATCTCTACCTGCTATAGTAGAAGGAGTAGGAAATAAAAAGTTAGGTTTATCTCCTGTTCCATAAGAGGTAAATACTATTGGAGCAGTAGCAGTTCCTGAGTTAGCTGAGTTGAAAGGACTTCCCCATTGTACAGATCCATATCTATCATATGGACCAATGAATACATCTCCACACTTAAATGCAAAGGTGTCACCAGGAACAGCTGAAGTTGCAAAAGATTGCAGTTTAGCTAATGATTTCCAAGGTGTTAGAGGATTCTGAGCTTGTGTACTAGTATACCCATCACTACCTGACGTACTAAAATAAAACTTCCTCCCGAAAGTAACGAGAGGAGCTAATAAAAGAATTAGCAGTAGTTTTTTCATAGATTAGTATTTATATCTGTCTCTAAAGAAAGTATCTAAATCAGAAGGACTTGATGTCTTAGATTTTTGTATTTTATCAGAGTATACCTTTTGAATAATAATTTTAGACTGACCTATATCCATAAGTCTAGTTTCAATATCTTCAATACGTGCTCTATATTCTGCATCAACGCTATCTAAAACAGTTTGTTTTTTTATAAGCTCTAGATTAATTCTATCAAGAGCTTTAATTTTACTTTCAATATCAGATGTATTTGACATCTTAGGCTTAGGAATGATGATATTTAGTAGTACAATAATACCTATAAACACACCTAATCCAATTAAAAGATACTTTAAGAACTTACTCATAAATATATATTTTGGTTTTTAATTATACACTCTTACTTCTACTGTTGATGGGTTTACAAGAATATTATCACTATCTCCACTACCTGCTACACCAGTATATAATAGTATGCTATAAGGATTTTCTACATACCATTGTAAGACTTGATCATAATTAGCTTGATTATTTAATGATGTTATTACAACTGGATTATTAAATAAACCTTCATATGATCCAAGTCTATACCTACCTACTCCAACATATTCAAAATAAATATTTCCAATAGTATTTTCTAGAACTGTTGCTATTGGAGCTGCTGGAATATATTCTATTATAGCACCAGTACCTTCATCTGAACCCCAGCTATTAGGAGTGGTACCAGTAGCAATAAAAAAAGTACCAGGTGTATTATTTGGTGCTCCTACATTTGTAAAGTCCATACCTGGTGAGTCATTCAATATATAATAAGTAGTACCTATTTGCAAAGTTCCTGTATCTAAGTTTACACCAGCAGCTCCAGTACCAGATTGTGATACTAAAGCTGTAAATACTTTATAAGAACCAGCTCCTGACTTTTTGATCTGATCTACAGCACAACATAATCTTTTTACTCTTACAGTGAGCCAGTCTAGCTGACCAAATATTGTCCAAGCCATGTTAATTAGTTTTATAAGGTATATACTTCTTATTTTCTATATAATACTCTTCCTTGTTGTTCAGCACAGCATAAATGTTATTATTATCTGTAACTGGTTGATTATCATCAGGTGGAGTATTACTAGCTGTCCTAGGCATTTTAAACACAGCTTGGTTAAGCTGTGTCACTTGTTTCTCAAGGTTTTCCACCTTAGCTTTATTAGAATTAGACTCAGCTAAAAGCTGTTTAACATCTGACCTAAGTTCATTTACATCTCTCCAAATCATCATAGCTAATATGGTTACGAGTGATGGGAAAAGGTATAGTTTAAAGTTAGAAACTATAGAATTCTTAGGGGCTCTCACCTCTGACATAGTAAAAATTTATTTAAATCATTTAAAATTAATTTTAAACTTGTCGGTTTTAAACGAGATGTTTATTTTTGAAAAACAATCACACTCTACATTATAATATACTAATTATTTTCATAACCTACAATAAAATTTTACCATGGATTTTCAAAACTACGAAGAAATCACAGAAAAGGATCTAGTTAATGAATTTTTAAAAAACTTCCATGAAAAGCTAGGATATTACCCTACAGTTATAACTAATGCAGATTTAAAAGAGAATTCTTTAAACGTTTTAAGTTTAGATGAGCTAGGGAAATACTTCACTCCCTACCTACCAATAGCCTATGGAAAGATAGTGGGACTAGGGTCAAAGCTCAGAGTAAGAGAGATAATAGAGCTCAGACAGATGTTCTGCAGTATAGCAAGAAACATAGGGTTTTCTTTGAAATCTATAGGTGTTTACTTGGGAAACAGAGACCATACCACTATAATACATGCCTTAAGATCTTTTGGAAATCTAATGGAGACAGACCCTACATATAGGGAGAAATACAATAACATAATAAACAAAATAAAAACTGATGGCAACTATTATAACTCATCAACTATGGTCGGTAATTATAAAAAATAACATAAGTCCAAACCAGATATACTTTCTGGACTGTTGTAGGTGTAAGATAAAACCAACAGGTATCATCAATGAAGAAGCTGAGAATCTTATAGCTAAATCTAAAGGATTTATAGATGATGACGGAAACCTCTCTGATAGAGCCATAAGACTTTTAGATGAGTTTGAGACCTATTTGGTAAAGAGAAAGGCAAAGGTTACAAAAGAAGTACTAGGAGAAGACTTCCTAGAAAAGGTTAATGAGTATAGAGAGGCTTGGCCAAAGAAAAGACTCCCTAGTGGAGAACTGGCTAGACAGAGTGTACAAGAGCTCAAAGATAAGTTTGTATGGTTTTTCAAGACCTATCCAGAATATGACTGGAATCTAGTATTAGATGCTACAGATTATTATAATATTCTATTTGAGAAGAAAGGTCATATGTATATGGCTACTAGTAGCTACTTTATCAAAAAGACTAACCCTCAGACAAAAGAGACAACGTCTAAGTTGGCAGATTATTGTCAACAGATATTAGACAATCCTGAAAGTTTAAACACATTACAATGAAAATAACAGAAAAACAAATACACAAGATTCTATTGGCTTTTTTATTCACCCTGATGAACTGGACTATTGTCAACAATATTATTGTAGAGGTAGATTTAATAAGGTGGATTTTTATAGAAATACTTTTGGGATTTTCAATAAAATTATTTAACTTTACACTCACAAAGTTACAATAACACATGCCACAACCTACAGACCAAAGACCCTTTGGGGCAAAGACGTATTCAGAAATACTTCAGGAAGGTGTTCAATATATAGAGGATAGAAAGAAAGGTAAGATACAATCATTTAAGACTCCTTGGTCTACACTAAATGACGCAGGTGTAGGTGGTTTAGAATGGAATTCAATAGTAACTATAGGAGCAAGACCTGGTTCTGGAAAGACAATGTTTGTATCTCAAATACTTAGAGAGTCCAGAATTCTAAATCCAGGTCAAGATTTCAACATTTTAGAGTTTCAGTTTGAGATGGGTGCTAAGCAATCAGCTACCAGAGCTTTTGTTGCAGCTACAGCATTAGACTACAATCTAATACTAAGTACTACAAAAGAGCTGGATGAGTTTTCCCTGAAACAAATAAAGCAGTATGCTGAAGAAGCAATAGAGTTAGAGAAGAGAGGAGTACATAGACTACAGATAAATACCCCCTTAACCCATAAGGATATAGAAAAAGCTATTCACATGTACTATAATGCACTAGGTGGTAAACCTATGCTTATTAGTCTAGATCATAGTTGGCTTGTAAAAAAGTCAATAGATGAGAAAGAGAAGATAAATACTTTGTATAACACTGTAGAAATGCTGATGAAGGTTAAGAATGAACTTCCTATCATTATTTTTATGATTTCACAGCTTAACAGAAGTATTGATGACCCTACAAGAAAAACACCAGGTAGTATAGGAAACTACCCTACCAGTTCAGATATATTCGGTGGTGATGCATTACAGCAAGGTTCTGATATGGTACTTGTTCTAACAAGACCATTTAAAGCTGACATTCCTATATACGGACCTAAGCAGTATTTGTGTAAGTCAGAAGATTTATTTCTACATGTTCTAAAATCTAGAAATGGTTCTGATGACACTAATGTTGTCTTCTTAAACGGAGACTTTAGAAGACAGAGAATGCTAGAAGTAATAGCCCCACCTAATGTCAATCCAACATTTACTCCCAGGAGAAATGGTGGTACTGGTAGAAATAGAGATGCAGGTATAGATATTTAACCACAAAATACATATAACATGTCAACATTTCAATTAAACCAACCAGGAGGATCAGCTGATGCCTGGAAAAAGACCAAGCTAGAAGCTATCCGTGATTATCATCAAGAGTTAATTAATGACTTAGGTATCCCAAGGTCAGACTTTAACATGAAGATGCCATTCTATGACCAACAAGGTCAGATGGTAGTAGGTATTTTTGCTTCTGAGTTTAGAAAGGAAAAAGGTTTCTTCTTTGAGTTAATCAATAGAGGACTAGATCCTGCTGACCCAGAACGTAAAGTGTATCGAGTACCACCAAGTAGTTCTTATGAAGAAGAGTATGAGCTGAATGAGAAAGGTTCATATCTTGTACCATTGGAAGAACTAAGAGTTGTAAATCCAGATTCTGTGGCTATTAGTAAATCATCTGCAGTTACTAGTAGTGATAGAGTATTAAGAACTAGTTTGTCAGATGTAGCATACAAAGCCCCTGCTCCTATGGAAGATTCACCTTATAGTGAAATGACTATAAGAGATTACTATGCTATACATACTAACAAACCTGTTAGTGCAAAGTATTGGCTCAATGAACTAATAAAAAACAATAAATAACATATGGCACAAGGAGTATTAATCATCGCAGAATCTGGAGCTGGTAAGTCTACCAGTATAGAAAATCTAGATCCAAAAGAAACATTTATTATTAATGTAGCTAACAAGCCTCTTCCTTTTAAAGGTTGGAAAAAGAAGTACACTATCTGGAGTAAGGACAACCCTGCAGGTAATATGTACGATAAAGCCAATCCTGAAAATATAGAAGCTTGTCTTAAGTATGTTAATGAGAAACGTCCTGAGATTAAAACTGTAGTGGTAGATGACTTTCAGTACATGTCAAGCTTTGAGTTCTTTGACAAAGCTAATGAGAAAGGTTATGAGAAGTTCACTCAGATAGGTGCACACCTAGCTAGAATAGCCAGGATGCCTAAAGATTTGAGAGAAGACTTAGTTATCTTTTTCTTGACACATGCTGAAGAAGCTACAGATTTAGAAGGTAAACGTAAATTTAAAGCTAAGACTATTGGTAAAATGGTAGATGAAAAGCTTACCTTAGAGGGTTTGTTTTCTATTGTTCTATTTGGTAAAGCTAAGAAAAACAAAGATGCAGAAATTAGATATGTATTTGAAACCCAGACTAATGGTGAGAATACATGTAAGAGTCCAAGAGGAATGTTTGATACCTTTGAGATTCCAAATGACTTAGAACTAGTAAAAAATAAAATTGTAGAATACGAAAATTAATTCACTTAAAATTTAAACTTAAAAACATGTTTAGTACACAAGGACAAGAAGTCAAACAAGGAGGAGTTTCTAAATCTTTACAGCCAGGAGTAGTATATGCACACATCCATAGTGCTGTAGTTAAAGAGTCTAAGAACACAGGTAAGAAAGCTCTAGAGTTAATTCTAGAAGGACCTGAGCTAGAGAACTTTGAAGGTTGGTCTACAGATCGTAATGATGAGAACTCACCTAAGTTCAAGGGTCAGTCTGGAAGAGTGGGTGCCACTATGTGGACAGACCAACATAATGAGCCAAACGTGATGAAGAATGAAATCATGTATAAACTCACAGTTATTTCTGAGCAACTGGGTCTTAGAGATGAACTTAATAGTATCTCTGCTACCAACTTGGAAGAGTGGGTGGAGAAAGCAGTAAATGTTCTGAAAGGACATGATGCTTATTTCTTCCTAAAAGGTACAGAAGAAGAGTATAATGGTAAGACAATCATTAAGCTTTCTCTGCCTAGATATAAGTTCTGTTCTACAGATGAATCTAAGCTTGATAAGTTTGACAAGAATAATCAATATCATTATAAGGCTCTGCAGAATAAAACTATTTCTGGTTTTGATGCTCCTTCCTCTGATGATTTTGCATTCTAAATAAGTTTTCTTTCTTTTTTGTTTTGTAATAATGCTACGGAGGGATGTTTCTACATCCCTCTTTTTTATTAAATTTGGAATTATGTTTAAAACAAAAAACCTAGTACACAATATAAAAGATGTTCCCGTAGGTTGGATATTTCAAGAGTTTTGTAGCTTGAAAGAAAAGCTAACAGGGCAGGATGTAAAGATTAAATCTTTATTCAATCCTAAAGAACGTACTCCTAGCATGTGTATTTATACTGATAAGTCTAGTACTTATAAGTATAAAGATTTTTCTACAGGCAAAGGAGGTAGTGCTGTAGATTTAGTAAAAGATTTAAAACAGATTTCCTACCACAAAGCTTGTCAGCTTATAGTAGAGAACTACAACGATTTCGTTCTCCATAATAATGGAGGATATGACATTAAAGAATTTAAACAAGCTTCTAAGTATAAAGTGACTAGTTATGCTATGAGAAGCTGGAGTACACAAGATCAATATTTCTGGACACAGTTTAATATTGGATCTAAACTACTTGAGGCTCACATTGTGAGACCACTAGAAAGTTATTGTATGACCAAAGATGATAATGAGCTTTGTATAAAAGGACTCTATCTCTATGGTTATTTCAAAGCAGATGGTACTCTCTATAAGATATATCAGCCCAAGACTCTTGACAAGAAGTTTATTAAAGTGACTGACTATACCCAAGGTATACATCAGTGTACGGGTGAAAAGTATCTCATCATTACATCCAGTCTTAAAGATGTAATGTCTATAAAGTCTCTCAAGCTAAAACACCTGGACATTATAGCACCTGACTCTGAGAACACTATGCTAAAACATGAGATGATGGAAGATTTAAAAGATAAGTATAAAAAGATAATTCTTCTATTTGATAATGATGACGCAGGTATAGAGTCTATGAAAAAGTATAAGGAAAAGTTTCCTTATGTACAGTTGGCCGTTCTACCTATGAGTAAGGATGTATCAGACAGTATAAAAGATTACGGAGCTAAAGAGGTTCGTAACAGATTAGTTCCTATCTTAGATAAAAAATTAGTTTGATGTCTCCCGCAAAAAAGAAAATATCCAGAAAAACCACAACCCCAAAGACTAGAAATGCTGGTACTATGACAGAATCAGCATTTTGGTCTTTTATCAGAAGTACTCTTAGACAGAAATCCAGATGGTGGAAACCAGTAAGTCAAGCCAAAGAGGCTGCCAAAAGAAAGTATAAAGGACCTAACAAGAGACAGAAGTGGGAGTATGAGTGTAACATTTGTAAAAAATACTACGCTAACACTGAAATCAATGTTGACCATATTATACCAGCAGGTACTCTAAGGTGTTCTAATGACCTACCAGGATTTGTTGAAAGACTATTCTGTGAAGTGGATAACCTTCAAGTATTATGCCAGGGCTGTCACAACAAAAAAACTAAGAATGAAAGAGAAAATTAAAATAGAAGTAACTGATGAGTTTTTAGCTTCTCAGGGTCATACTAGAGAATCTTATGAAAAATTAAGTAGATCTGGTAAATGGAGTGTTCGTAACAGAGCAAAACATTATGAAATAGCTAAAAAGACTAGAGCTAAAAATCCTGAATATTATAAAAGAAGACATAGAAAATATGTTCTTATGCAAAATTATAATATTACAGAAGAGCAGTATACTGAAATGTTAATTTCTCAAAATGGATGTTGTGCTATTTGTGATACTCCTACTCCTACAGGTAAATGGAAAGTATTTGCTGTTGATCATGATCATAAAACAGGTCAAGTTAGAGAACTTTTATGCAATGAATGTAACAGAGGAATAGGTTTACTTAAAGATAATCCTGAACTTTTAATAAAAGCTGCAGAGTATCTTATAAAACATAATAAAAAAACGCAAGATGAAAAGTCCAAAAACTAAACAGGACCTTATAGAAACAGTTATAGAACAAATAATAGTAGATGTACACTGCGGTGATACACAAGCTATAGAAGAACTACTTACGTTCTGTCCTATAGAAAACTTAACAGCTTATCTTCCAGAAGAAGACTGGAAACAATTTAAACATTTAGAAGATGGCGGAACTGCATGAAACTTTAATGGGAAAGAGACTTATAGAACACACTCTTCCTGAAATAGCAAGACAGCTAGAACGTATAGCTGATTTAATGGAGAAATCTAGTAAAAATAAAGAAGAAGAAGAAATACTTAAAGCTACAAGAGCTTATTTAAAAAACTCTAAAATTTATGAAGATGAGCAACGAGTTAATCAAAAATGACAAATTCACTAAAGAAACAAACAAAGATCTTATTAGTATACATAAGCTAATAGACTTTCTTGAGTATGAAGAAGCTCTTACTAAAGACAAAGAAACGGCATCTAGAATTAGAAAACTACTAACAGAACTAGGAATATGGAATTAGAAAATTTAATGAATGAGTCTATAGAAAACTTAGAGAAGCAGTTCTACAGTAAACAGTTTCACTTTAGTTATAGTAGCATTAGTAAACTACTATGGAACCCTGTTATATTTCATCAGCTCTATATACTAGGGCTAAAAGAAGAAAGACAAGAGTCCCATCTTGTGCAGGGTAAGATTATACATGCTCTGTTATTAGAACCAGAAAAGTTTCAAGATAACTTTATCATCAGTCCTGATAACCTACCTACAGGTAATACAAGAATAGTTATAGATAGAGTGTTTGCTCATCATACAGAGCTTGCTAAGCATGGTGATGAAAGAACAGACCTTAAAGAATACTTTGATGCTATTCTAGATGTTCTTAAAGATATGAAGTTGCATCAGAGCTTGAAGACAGACCAACAAAGGATAGATAAAATCTATACACCAGAGGCTGTCAACTACTGGCATTTTCTTAGAAGTAAAGGAAATAAAACTCTTATAGATCAGGAAAGTCTTGAGTTCTGTATGAACGCTGTAGAGCTGATTAAAATAAACCCAGAGATATGTAAACTAATAGGATGTAAATCTACAGAGTTTGATAATATAGAAATCTTTAATGAGTTACCATTGTCATGTTCTATTTCAAATAAACCTTTTGGATTAAAAGGAATTATTGATAATTTAGTTATTGACCATGATCAAAAAATTTTGTATATTAATGATGTAAAGACTACCTCAAAAGATCTAAAAGATTTTCCTGAGACTATTGAGTTCTACTCTTACTGGATGCAAGCTGTTATATATTCTACTCTGGTAAGTATAAATTTCCAAAATTATGTACTTAGCGGATACACAACGAAGTTTCACTTTGTTGTTGTAGATAAAAACCTACAGACCTATGCATTTCCAGTGAAAGAAACAACTCTTATGGAGTGGATGGATAGACTTGGTAAAACTCTTGAAAAGGTAGAATGGCATTATGTAAATAACAGTTATGACCTTCCTTACGATTTTGCAACAAAGTCTGTAGTTTTATAAAAATACAAACATGATAGAAAAGCTCTATAATAAGTATTTTCAAAAATCAAAGTGTTTTCTTTATCCTGCATTAGGTATAAGGAAACGTAGTTATGCTACACCCACTGATACATACTTAGCAATAGAGGGAACTATAGGTGTAGAAGATTTAAAGCTTATATGCTGTTTTAGAAAAGATGACTCTGAAAAGTATAAGATATTTGAAGAGAAGATGCTTCTGTCAAACCCATTGTTTGAAAGAATCATAGAGAACGAGAATATAAATATCTATGTTTTTAGTATGGAGATATATGAAAATGATTACTTCAATGTAGTATTTGGAAGATACTCTAAACTGTCAAACGTCTTAAAAAGAGCTATAAAGGAATATTTTGGGGAGAAATCAGCTGAATATTCCTATGTTGAGACCTATCTATACCCAGAAAAATTCTACGAGAAGTATGCAGAACTGCTTCAGGTTGATATGAAAATATTAAAAGCCATAGGAGAACTATGTGATCCTACTGATTTAGAAAAAGAAACTTTAAAAGTTTTACCAAAAACTTTTGAAGTTTTAGAAAAAAGAATATAATTTTACAAAAAACCAACAGAATGAAAAATTCAATGAGAATTATCACCTCTACATGGGGTCCCGCTAAGACATTCAAGATGATTCCTATTACAAGAGAGTGTCCTTATAATGAGTGCATCTTTGATGTAAATACCAAAGTATTAGCTATCATCTCTAAAGAAAGTAAAGAGTCTTTGCATATGCTGCCTAAGCTCACTGAGTCAGGAGATGTTATGCGTCTGAAGCTTGGTAAGAAAGAGAATGGAAAAGACTATGCTGAAGAAAGAAAAGCATTGGTTACTTTCTACGAGTATTACATAGAGGCTAAAGATGAAATTATAGATTTTGTAATGAACGTTGGAGAGAACAATACCTTTGACTTTCAGCAGTATATTGACCTTGAGGTTCCTAAAGAAGGAATGATTCCTCAAAGCAACATCATTACTTCTGTTGTATAATTTGTGTGTACTATAAAAATTAAGGGAGTGGAAACACTTCCTTTTTTTATCTCAAAGGGGGAACAGCTTAACTGAACATATAGAATATGACAAAAGAAAGAACACATTGGATAATGGACTATGAGACTATATGCAACTGTTTCATAGGTGTATTCCAACATTATAAAGATGACTCTACAAGATATATCTTTGTTGTAAATGAGTCTACCAACGACCTACCTCGGCTTATAAGTTTCTTAAAGCTAAATATTAAGAACAAAGAGTGGCACATATCCTTTAATGGATTAAACTTTGATGCTCAGATCACTCATAAAATACTTAAAGAATCTCAGAGTCTACTTAAGATGTCTGGTCTTGAAGCTGCAAAGTATCTATATCAGTATGCACAGAGTGTCATAGATAAATCCACTAAGGGTGACTTCTTAGACTTCCCTCCATTTAAAATGCAGATTAAGCAGATAGATTTATTTAAGCTTAATCATTGGGATAATAAAGCTAAGATGAGTAGTCTCAAATGGATACAGTATTCCATGGACTGGCAGAATGTAGAGGAGATGCCTCAAAAACATGACCAACCCGTTACAGATGCTGAAACTTTGAACTCTGTAGTAGAATACTGCATCAATGATGTTATGTCTACAAAAGAGGTGTTAGTACATTCTAAAGAACAGCTTAACCTTAGACAGACTCTCACAAAGGAATATAATATAGATCTTTATTCTGCCTCTGAGCCACGTATATCTAAAGAGTTATTTCTTCACTTCCTGGAAAAGAAACTAGGATGGGAGAAGAGTCATATTAAAACTCTTAGAACAAAGAGAGACTATATTGTACTAGCAGATTGTATACTTCCATATGTAAAGTTTGATACTCCTGAGTTTAATAAAGTGTTGGATTATTTCCGTACTAAGGTGATTACATCTACCAAAGATGGATTCAAACACTCTATTAACTTTAAGGGAGTAAAAGTAGATTATGGACTAGGTGGCATCCATGGTGCAATAGAGTCTGGTGTATATGAAGCTAAGCAAGGATGGACTATTATGACATCAGATGTCACTAGCTTCTATCCAAATCTAGCTATTAAGAATGGCTTCCATCCAGAACATCTTCCTAAACAAGAGTTTGGTCAGCTGTATGAATGGTTCTTTGAGGAAAGAAAGAAGATACCTAAGACAGACCCTAAGAACTATGTCTATAAGATTATTCTGAATAGTACATATGGTTTGACAGGTGATGAAAATAGTTTCCTGTATGATCCTAGAATGACTATGCAGATTACTATTAATGGTCAGCTGTTATTATCAAAACTTGCAGAAATGTTAAGTGCTGCTATTCCAGAGTGTCAGCCTCTCATGCTAAACACAGATGGTCTAGAGATGATGATACCTGAGTCTAGAGTAGACGACTATATGAAAGTATGTGCAGAATGGGAGAAGCTCACTCAGTTAGCTTTAGAACATGACCAGTATAGTAAAATGGTTATTAGAGATGTCAATAACTACATGGCTATTACTACTAAAGGTAAGGTTAAATGTAAAGGTGCTTTTGAGTGGGAAGATTTGTCTAAGAAAAAGGTAGCAACATTCCACAAAAATAAAAGTTTCTTGATTATACCTAAGGCTATCTATGCATGGTTTGTACATGGAACTAAGCCAGAAGACTTTCTAGATGCTAACACTGACATATATGACTATTGTGGTGGTGTTAAAGCTAAGGGTGGTTGGCATTTTGAAGAAAGATATATAAAAGATGGACAGGTGATTAATAATAAGCTGCAGAAGATTATTAGATATTATATTTCTAATAGTGGATGCAAGCTTGTAAAGTGTCATCAAGATAGTAGAGAAATCCAGGTAGAGTCTGGAGAGTGGTTACAAACCACAGTAAATAAGTTAGATCCTTCTAAAGCTTTTGATAAATATGATATCAACAAGAAGTATTATTTAGAAGAGATCTATAAAGAAATAGAGGGAATTCAAGCTGTAAGTTTTAATAAATCTACACAGCTTTCCCTATTTTAACAATTAAAAACCAACAATCATGCCTCCAAAAGTTCCATTTTATACAGAACAAGATTTAAGAAAAGTAAGTCTCCCTAACTATGGGGGACGTTATGCCGTGGTAGCTCACGGTGATGTTATAGATAATGCAAAGAACCAGATTATGAAAGCTGGTTTCACTATTAAGAAGGAAGAATATAGAATGAGTAATGAAGGTAATGTTGCTCAGGGAATTTATCATTTAGACTATGCAAATGACCCTGATATGGGGATGATGTTTGCATGGAGTAATAGTTATAACAAGACTATGAGATTTAAGTGTGCAGTTGGTGCATATGTATTTATCTGTGGTAATGGTGTAGTGAGAGGAGACATGGCTAGTTATTCTAGAAAGCATTCTGGTACAGCCCTACAAGATGTAGTGGCTCAGATTGACAATCAGATAGGTCATGCTAAAGAACACTATGATGTACTTCTACATGATAAAAAAATGCTTAAAGATGTTAAGCTTAGTGCCAGAGACAAGGGTAGAATCTTAGGTCAGCTATTTGCTAATGATGAAATCCTCACTCTCACTCAAGTAGGTATAGTTAAGCGTGAACTTGATAAGCCCACTCATAGTTATAATGCTGATGTAGATTCTGCATGGACTATGTACAATCACATCACACTAGCTCTGAAAGAATCTCATCCTAGTACATTTATGAAAGATCATCAAAGAGTACATGAATATTTTGTAGATGCCTATGGTATTCTTTGTACAGCTAAGGTTGTTGACCCAGGAACACAAGCAGATATAGATGATGACTATTATCCAGATACAGCAGTTTTACAACAAGAAAATGTATTTGGTGTAAACTTTTTATAGGTTTTCGTTTTTCTCATGTAGTTTAATGGTAACGGGGGAGGTTTCTACTTCCCCCTCTTTTTAAAATTATTTTATGTACGAAAGAAAAAATACTATTTTTGGATGGATGAAGCATGTGTGGCTTTGTTTACTTTCACTAACTAAAAAACCTCAAGATGATTATAGGAATTAACGGCTATAGTGGCTCAGGTAAAGACGCTATAGGAGCCATTATACAATATCTAAACTGTCCTAATGTAGGAAATAATTCTATAGAAGATGTATGTAGCAACTATGAAGAACATGAAGAGTGGTTAGATGAATATTCTGGTTGGGAGATTAGAAAGTTTGCAGGT